ATCTTTTCCGACCGACTCGTCGAATCGGAATTGGGGGAGATTCCGGTGGGGTGGGAAATGCGCTCCCTGGACTCGATTGCGAACTATCTAAACGGTCTTGCGCTACAGAAGTTCCCGCCGGAAAGCGACGACGAGTTTCTGCCGGTCATCAAGATCGCGCAGCTACGCGCCGGGAACACGAATGGGGCAGACCGGGCAAGCGCCCGAATCAAGCCTGAGTATGTTGTTGTCGATGGCGACGTACTTTTCTCGTGGTCAGGCTCGCTTGAGGTCGAGGTGTGGAACGGCGGGCGGGGGGCGTTGAATCAGCACTTGTTCAAGGTGACGTCCGATACGGTTCCGAAGTGGTTCTACTTCTTCGCTACTCGCCATCATTTGCAGAGCTTCCGTGCGATTGCCGCCGACAAGGCGACGACCATGGGTCACATTCAGCGCAAACATCTGACAGATGCGCGGGTCGCTGTTGCGTCTCCGGAGGGAATGAAGAAGTTTGACATCGCGATTGCTCCGCTATTCGATCAACTGGTCAGCAATGCGCAGCAATCCCGCTCCCTCGCCCAACTCCGCGACACCCTGCTGCCCAAGCTGATTTCCGGCGAACTGCGCGTGCCTGATGCCGAGCGCATCGCCGGAGCGGCGGTATGACCTTGGATTGGTGCCCCGGCATCCGCGAAGCCTGCGGGCATTGGCGGGATGCGCCGATGCTGCAGCAGACCTTCGAGGCAATGGAGCGCAATCTGGAGCAGAGCAACGATGCGTGCATCGACTGCGCCAAGACCGTCGTCGAGGTGGTGTGCCGCGTGGTGGTGGAAAGTTTCCACACCCAACAAGCCCCGCTCAAGCCCACGCAGGAGACGCCCTCGCTGTCGGATTGGCTGACCGCAGCAATTCGGGCCCTAAAGCTGGGCGACGTGCGTGATGACCGGTTCAAGAAGCTGGTGTCCAGCCATCACAAGTTAGCCGACGCGCTGAACGACCTGCGCAACAAGGCGGGCCCCGCCAGCCACGGCAAAGACCCGTATCTGGCTCGGTTGGCAGAACACCACCGCCGCAGCGCGGTTCTGGCGGCAGACGCTATCGTGGCATTCCTGCATCAGGCTTATCTGGATGCGCAGCTCGACCCGATCAGCTCCCGCGAGCCGTGGGAGCGGTTTGCGCAGGATAACGCGCTGATCGATGCGCACGTGGGGCTCGCGGTGGACGTCGAGGATGGCGACTCGCCAACCTTGCGTTTCCTGCTGCCGGGCGGTGATGAGCTACCCATCAACATCGAAGTCAGCCGTTTGCTTTACCAATTGGATCGGGATGCCTACGTCGAAGCGCTGAACGCTGCGCGCGGCGTACCTGCTCCGGCTGTGGAGCCCGTCGAAGGACAAGGAGAGTCAGCATGAAGTTGACCCGCATCGCCAAGCTACGGCTCCGAGTGTTCCGCGACTTTGCTTGGCCAACAGAACTGCACCCGTTCGCGCAGTTCAATGTCATCTATGGATGGAACGGCAGCGGCAAAACGACGCTGTCATGGCTGCTTTCGCTCGTTGAGAAGAAGACCGCGCTCCTCGAAGGTGAAGCGGCACTGGAGATCGACGGCACAACGAAGGTCGCAGGTTCCGCTTTCGCTTCGGCGCAACTGCCCCAAGTGCGCGTCTTCAACCGGGATTTCATCAATGCCACCCTGTCGCAAACGGGCGGCATTGCGCCGATTTACTTTCTCGGCGAAGACAGCATCGAGAAGCAGGCACGGGTCGAACAGCTCAAAAAGGAACTCGCAACGACCGACATCGCGTTGCGGACTGCCCAGGCCGAGAAGACGAAAGCAGAGTCAAAGCTGGACGATGTCTGCAAGGACAAGGCAAAACTCATCAAGGAGCTATTGACCACCGCGAACAGCCAGACCTACAACAACTATGACAAGCGGAATTTCAGGCGTGCCGTTGAAGCAATGGATGCGCAGCAGGCGGCGGCCGCGACTCTTTCCGATGAGCAGAAAGCACTGCTCCACAGCCAGAAGAACGCCCAGCCAAAGCCCATTGTCGGCAAGGTTGTTGCGCCATCTATCGAACTTGATGCGTTGACGAGTGAAGTAGATACGCTGGTCGGTCGCTCCGTCGTCGCGCAGACGCTCGATGAACTGACCAGCAATGCCAAGCTTGCCGCGTGGGTGCAAGAAGGGCTTCATCTGCACTCGGGCGAGCACGCCTCCGACACCTGCCGCTTCTGCCAGCAGCCGCTTCAGGCAGCGCGTCGCGCCGCGCTCGAAGCTCACTTCAACGATGCCTTCGCGGGATTTCAGAAAGACCTGTCTGCTCTTTTATCGAAGCTGAAGGCGGTCAAGCAGGCTGCGGCCTCACTGTCGCTGCCCGATGTTTCACGCTTCTATGAAGCGCTTGCATCCGAAGTGCCATCCGCCTGCACGATGGTGTTGACGGCGCAGTCTGAGACCCAAGCCGCGCTCGATGCCCTCATCGCGCGTGTCGAGGCCAAGCGCGATCAGCCGTTCGCCCCCGCTGCCACGCAGGCACAAGCTACGGCGAGACCCTCCTCGATTACCGACTCAGTCGCCGCATTCAACGGGATCGTGGAGAAGCACAACCGCATCTCCGCAGAGTTCACGGCGTCGGTCGATAGTGCGTGCAAGAAGCTTGAAGCCTCGTATGTCGCGGAGGCACACACCGAGTTCGTCCAGCTCTCCGGGGCTGTGAAAACCGCGACCGCCGAACTGGATGGCATAAAGGCTACGCAGGCAGAAACCCAGACGCAGATCAATGAGCTGGAACGCGCGATCCTCGAACATCGCCGCCCCGCTGACGAGCTGACTGCAGAGCTATGCGCCTACCTTGGGCGCGACGAGTTGCGCTTCGAGGTGAAAGGCACCGGCTACGCGCTGACCCGCAGCGGCCAGTACGTAGCGCATTTGAGCGATGGAGAGCGCACGGCGATTGCATTCCTCTATTTCCTCAAGTCGTTGCAGGACAGAGCATTCGACTTGAAGAATGGGATTGTCGTCATTGATGACCCGGTGTCGAGCCTCGATGACAACGCACTGTTCTCGGCCTTCGGCTACATGAAGGATCGCACCAAGGAGGCCGGGCAGCTTTTCATCTTGACGCACAGCTTCTCGTTTTTCCGGCTGGTGAAGAACTGGTTCCATCACCTGCCGGGGCAACGAAAGAAAAAGATCGAAGACCGGCCCGGTCGGTTCTTCCTGCTTCGTACCCGACGTCACGCTGACGGATCGCGCACCAGCGAGTTAGGCCACCTTGATCCTCTACTTGAAGAGTACGAATCGGAGTACCAGTACCTGTTCAAGCGCGTCCACGAGGAGGCTCACCGCAATGACGTTGTTCAACTGGAACACCACTACGGTTTGCCAAACGTCGCGCGCCGATTGATCGAGGCCTTCCTCGCATTCCGATTCCCCGAGATGAGCGGCGATCTTGGCCCACGACTCGAGCGGGTGGATTTCGACAGCGCGAAAAAGACTCGCATCCTCCGCTTGCTCAACACGTATTCACATGCTAGCGCAATCGCTGATCCGGGACACGATCTTTCTCTACTTGCAGAAACCCAACCCGTGTTGCGCGACACACTCGAAATGATGATGGCTGTCGACCGTGAGCATTACGACGGTCTATTGAAGCTGGTGGCGATTCAGCCCATCGAAGAACAAGGAGAACCGTAATGGCGTTTCTGTCGGAGGCCGCCGTAGAGCTGGCATTACTAGAACAGTTGGGAGGGCTGGGATACAGCATCGAACGCGAGGAGGACATCGGCCCCGATGGACACCGACCGGAGCGCGAAAGTCACGATGAGGTTGTGCTCAAGAAGCGGTTCGAAGACGCCGTCGCGCGTCTGAATCCTGGCCTTCCGTTGGAGGCGCGTCAGGATGCCGTGCGGCGGGTGATGCAATCCGAGCTGCCATCGCTGCTTGAAGAGAACCGCCGCCTCCACATGCTGATGACGGAAGGCGTGGACGTCGAGTATTACGCCGACGACGGCACGCTGACGGCAGGCAAGGTCGCGCTCATCGACTTCGAACACCCAGAGCAGAACGATTGGTTGGCGGTGAGCCAGTTCGTGGTGATCAACTGCCAGAACAACCGGCGGCCCGATGTGGTGGTGTTCGTGAACGGCTTGCCGCTGGGCGTGATCGAGCTGAAAGCGCCGGGCAGCGCAGGGGCGCATCTGCTGGGCGCGTTCAACCAGCTGCAGACCTACAAGAAGCAGATTCCGGCGCTGTTCAACACCAACGCGCTGCTGGTCACCTCGGATGGCATTGCAGCCCGGGTGGGTTCACTCTCGGCAGACCTTGAGCGCTTCATGCCGTGGCGCACCACCGACGGCACGGACGTTGCCCCGAAAGGTGCGCCGGAACTTTCGACACTGATTGAAGGCGTGTTCGAGCATCGCCGCCTGCTCGATCTGCTCTGTCATTTCACGGTCTTCGGCGAAACCGGTTCCGGGCTGGCCAAGATCATCGCGGGCTACCACCAGTTCCATGCGGTGCGACACGCAGTCAACAGCACGGTGACTGCGTCCTCGCCACAGGGCAATCAGCGAGTGGGCGTCATCTGGCACACCCAAGGCTCCGGCAAAAGCCTGCTGATGGCGTTCTACGCCGGGCAACTGGTCAAACACCCGGCAATGGCCAACCCGACGTTGGTGGTGCTGACTGACCGCAACGACCTCGACGACCAGCTCTTCTCGACCTTCTCGATGTGCCGCGACCTGATCCGGCAGACGCCGGTGCAAGCCGAGAGCCGCGAAGATCTTCAGAAGGTCTTGAGTCGGGCATCGGGCGGCGTGATTTTCACGACCTTGCAGAAGTTCGGCGAGATTGCGGAGCCGCTCACCACGCGCCGCAACGTGGTCGTCATCGCGGATGAAGCGCACCGCAGCCAATACGGCTTCAAGGCCAAGGTAGACGCAAAGACCGGGGAAATCTCCTACGGCTTTGCCAAATACATGCGCGACGCCCTGCCGAACGCATCCTTCATCGGCTTTACCGGCACGCCCATCGAGGCGGACGACGTCAACACCCCGGCGGTGTTCGGCAACTACATCGATGTCTACGACATCAGCCGTGCTGTCGAGGATGGCGCGACTGTGCCGATTTATTACGAGTCGCGGCTGGCGCGCATCGAACTCGACGAGGAAGAGAAGCCGAAGATTGACGCCGAGGTCAACGAATTGACCGAGGAGGAATCCGAGGCCGACCAGGAGCGCTTCAAGAAGAAGTGGTCAACGGTCGAAGCCTTGGTCGGCAGCGACAAGCGCCTTGCCCTTGTAGCCAAGGATATGGTCGCCCACTTCGAGGATCGCGTAGCAGCCCTCGATGGCAAGGCGATGGTGGTGTGCATGAGCCGCCGCATCTGCGTCAAGCTCTACGACGAGATCGTCAAGCTGCGCCCGGACTGGCACAGCGCCGATGACAACGCGGGAGCGGTCAAGATCGTGATGACGGGCGCAGCGAGCGACCCGCAGGAGTGGCAGCAGCACATCGGCAACAAGGCCCGGCGCGATCTGCTGGCCAAGCGTGCCCGCGATCCTAAAGACCCGCTCAAGCTGGTGATCGTGCGGGACATGTGGCTGACAGGCTTTGACGCACCGTGTATGCACACGATGTACGTTGACAAGCCGATGCAGGGTCACGGACTGATGCAGGCGATTGCGCGCGTGAACCGCGTGTTCCGCGACAAGCCTGCCGGGCTGATCGTGGACTACATCGGCATTGCGCAAAACCTGAAGTCGGCCCTGCAGCAGTATTCCAAGAACGACCAGGAAAACACTGGCGTCGACGAAGCGCAGGCCATCGCGGTGATGATGGAGAAGTACGAGGTCGTGCGGGACATGTACCACGGCTACGACTACGTCTCCGCGATGAGCGGCACGCCACAGGAGCGCCTAGCGATGATGGCGGGGGCCGTCGAGTGGATTCTCGACCTGCAACAGAAGCTGGCAGCGAAAGAGAAAACCAAAGAAGGCAAGAAGAATGCTCACCGTCGATACCAGGATGTGGTGTTAGCCCTGTCCAAGGCGTTCGCCCTGGCTTCCGCCTCTGACGAGGCCCGCGAAATCCGCGAGGAAGTCGGATTCTTCCAGGCGATCCGTGCCGCGCTGGTCAAGAGCAGCACGGGGTCTGGCGTGACCCAGCAAGAGCGCGAGCTGGCCATCCAGCAGATCGTCAGCCGTGCGGTAGTGTCTACCGAGATCGTCGACATCCTGGCCGCTGCGGGCATCAAGAGCCCGGACATCTCCATCCTCTCCGACGAATTCCTCGCCGAAGTTCAGCAGATGGAGAAGAAGAACCTCGCGCTGGAAGCCTTGCGCAAGCTGATCAACGACGGCATTCGCTCGCGCAGCAAGGCCAACGTGGTGCAGACCAAGGCGTTCTCGGAGCGATTGGAGGACGCGGTGGCGCGCTACCACGCCAACGCCATCACCACCGCCGAGGTGCTGCAGGAGTTGATCCAGCTGGCCAAGGACATCCGTGCGGCGCGCCAGCGTGGCGAAGAGTCCGGGCTGTCAGACGAGGAGATCGCCTTCTACGACGCCCTGGCCGAGAACGAGAGCGCCGTGCAGATGATGGGCGACGACAAGCTCAAGCTGATTGCCCACGAATTGCTGATGAGCCTGCGCGAGAACGTGTCGGTTGACTGGGCCCACCGGGACTCTGCCCGTGCCCGGATGCGGGTGCTGGTGAAGCGCATCCTGCGGAAGTACGGCTACCCGCCCGACCTCCAAGACACCGCTGTGCAAACGGTTCTGCAGCAGGCCGAGGCGTTGTCGTCGGGGTGGTCGGTCTCACGTGGAGGGACTGTTTGAAATGAGTGTTCGAGAAATTGACCGTAGAAGGTGCGACGGGTCGGCAAAGTTCTACGGAACTGCCCATCGTGCTTTGCGAGCGTCGGAGAGCAACTAATGCAGCCGTTTTCAATCACCCTTTTCGCCACTTCCGGTGACCCTGAGGGAATTCGTCACCTCGACAAGTCAAACTGGTCTGGCTACGGCGTCGTCTTCAACAAGGAGCTTTTCCATCTGTTGAAGCAGGAGCCGGGCTTCTCGCAAGCCGGTATCTACATCCTAGTCGGCAATGCCGCCGAAGAGACGATATACATCGGCGAGGCCGACCCCGTCGGTGACCGGCTGAAGAACCATGTCTCGAACAAGGAAGGTTGGGTTTGGGGTGTCTACTTCTTCGACCGCAACCACAAGATCGGCAAAACCGAAGTTCAGTACCTGGAGTCGGCGTTGGTTGCACTGGCCAAGAAGCATGACCGGGCCATTCTTCTGAACAAGAACAACCCGACGGCTCCGACGATGGCCCCGGCAGCCAAGGCCACTGCGCAGGCCTTCTTGGCCGATATGTTGCTGATCCTGCCAATGCTCGGCATCAACGCCTTCACCCCGCCGAAGCAGGAAGACTCGAGCGATCAGGTGCAGCCTGTTGGTTCCGAGAACGACAAGTTCGACACCATCGTCGTTCCCGCACGCGAGGAAGGATTCAAGCAGCGCTTCCTGAACGAGAACTGCTGGTTTGCCGTTCGCATCAATGCGAAGCACATCTCGAAGCTAAAGTTCATCGCTGCTTATCAGGTTGCTCCCGTCGCAGCGATCACCCACATTGCCGAGGTCGAGACCATCCTGCCTTACAACGACACCGGGAAGTACATGATCAAGTTCAAAGGGCCCGCGACAGCGATTGTCCCGATCCCGCGCCCGGAGAACAGCGAGGTCAATATGCAGTCGTCCCGCTACGCGCTGCGAGAAAAGCTGCTGGCGGCAAAGAATCTGGACGAGGTCTGGACGTAAGGCTCGAGTTGCGTCGGTAAGGCAGAAGTTCGCCAGTACGATGTCACTGTTTCGCGGCCGCGCTCGTTTCCTTGACCCAGGCCTGCAAGGCCCTCAGTTGCTCGGCGTTTTCGTGGCAGGTCTGGTAGTTGGCGGCAACGGTTCCGGCGACGGCAGAGAGCGCAATGCCTGCGGCGGTCGCATCAGCATCTCGGGCGGGCTCGGGCAGGTCACCGGCGGCGGCAGCGTCGTGCAGGCGCACAAAGCCACGGTTGATAGTGCAAGCAGCATCGGCCTGAACGGGCACATAGACGGGAACCTCCTTGATGATGGTGTCGCCCTTCTCGCGGACGACGCGGACGCGGTCGACGTACTGGGTGACGACCTTGACGGTGGCCTGCGCCTGCCGCTCACGGATGGCGGCGACCTGCAGGGTCTGCTTCTGTACGGCGGCGTCCCACTGGGCCTGAACGTGGCCCGCACCCTTGATCCAGCCGAAGCCCATCAGTGCAGCGGCGAGCAGGACGAGGGCCAGCCAGCGGTACGGCCACGGAATCAAGTTCATGGCGCTTCCCCGATGCACTGGCGGTACTCGGCCTCGCGCCGTGTGGCCAACCCGCCGCACAGGCGCGCATTGGCAGGCAGCGCGCAGTCCTTGCCCTGGAAGAAGCGCCAGCGCAGCAGCTCGGCACAGGCTCCGGCGTAGTCCTCGGCGTTGAGTTTTCGCACCAACGTGGACTGGCAGAACGCGCGGCTGCCGACGTTGTAGGAAAAGCTCACCAGCGCGTCGTACTCGTGCTGTGCTAGCGGCACAGTGACACATTGCTTGAGCGCGCCCTCGAACTGCTGCACATCGGTGAGCGCACGCGCCAGCGCCTTCGGCGGCGTAGTGGTGTCGCCCAGCTTCACCCCGGCAGTGGTGCCGAAGCCGATGGTCGGCACATCGCCCTTGACCGGAATCACTGCGCGGTCGGTGTAGCCCTCGTGCAGCACGATGCCGACCAGGGCGGCGGCGGACAGCGTCAGCGCGGCCACGGTGCGTCTTTGCGGTGGCCGGATCATCGGTGCATCTCCGGCTGCGCCACGATGCGGGCCACGGTCGCGCCGATGCTGGCAGCGAAGGCTAGCAGCACGAACGCGCCCCTTGGCATAACGTCTAGCAGTACGTCCCCGAACAGCGGCACCACCACTTCAGCCGCCGTGAAGGCAGCGGCCAGCAGCGAAAAGCGGATGCTCCAGGCCCGTCGCAATACGCGCCGCCAGTCGTCCACAAGGCAGATCTTCGGTTTGGCGGTCATTGCACGCCTCCCGTCAGCTTCAACTTGATGGCGGCCCCCACCAGCAGCGCGGCTAGGATGCCGGTGGTCACGACCTTGACGGTGGTCTGCCAAGCCGTGCGGCGGGCATCGCGCCAGGCTTCCAGCAGGTCGCGCAGTTCGCGGATGTCCTTCGCGGCACTGCCGTTCTCCAGCCCAAGATGGGCAAGGCAACGCTCGGCTCCGCGTTCAGCGGCGCGGTCGAGCAGTTCGTCGAAGTCCTCGCGGCGCAAGAGGAGCATGTTCTCGACGAGCGCAGGCTGTTGTTGTTCGGATTCGGTCATGGCGGTCTCCAAAAATGCGAAACCCGCCCAGTGCGTGAACATCCGGGCGGGTTTCTGGTGGCTACGAAGAAGGGAATTCAGATGGCGAGGCCTGCGCTCCAGCCTGTGGACTTGTAGGCCGAGAGCTTGGCCTCGTCCTCAATGAAGCAAAACCAGCCGATCTTGGGCACGTGGTATTCCCACGCGCCATCGATGCGCACGGCGATCTGGTTGGTTCTGCCTGCCCACACGCCGGTGGCGGCGGTCGGGATGATGTAGCGGTCGCCATTGAGGGGGCTGGCCGGTGGCGTGGTCAGGTCGCGGTCTTTCACGGACAGTCCGACCACTGCGCCCAAGCGCTTGAGGTTGGCGTCCATGCCGGTGTCCCAGCCGCTTTCGCCCAGCGTCCAGCCGTAGTTGAGCCCCAGGTTTGGATCGATTGATGACATGGTTTATCTCCAGAGATTCGATGCTTGGCCGATGGTTTGACGTATTCGCCGGACAGCGTCCGGGTCGCCGGTGCGGTGGCTTTGATGCGGGTGCTGTCGCCAGTGCCTGCCAACGATGGGCAGGTACAGCACGCCACCGCGCTTGGCCACGAGCAGGGTCAGCAGCCAGTCGGCAAAGTTGTTGATGTCGGTGGTTTCCTTGAGCACGGCCTCTACGGCAGATCGACGCATCACGATCAGGCCGTGCACATGACTGGCGCTGTTCGCGTGCTGCCAGCGGCTGTAGGCTAGACGCCGCACCGCGATGTCCTGGCCGTTTTCGTCGGTAAGCGCTTCGTCGGTGTAGGCCATCACGGCTTGCTGGCAGGCATCCAGCGCATCAGCCAGTTGCGTGAAGGCACTCGCTTCGTACAGATCGTCGGGATCGACGAAGGACACCAGTGGCAGCGTGCCTTGCGCATAACCTGCCGCGCGTGCCTCACCGATGCGGCCCGGAATGCCCGGCAAAACGTGCAACTGGATCGGTGCGTCCTCGAGGCTGGCGATGCAGGCCTCCCGCCATTCCGCAGGCTCGTTCAGGGTGAGCAGATGAACATCGATGCGCGGTTCCATCACACACCTCCCCAATACTGACCCCAACGCAGGCCATAGCCCGCGCGATCCATGACCCGCACCTGCGGCTGCCAGCTGCTCAAGCCATCGCGCTCGGCACTGATCTCCACCGTGATGCGGTCACCCAGCGTACCGGCATCCAGCGCGGCCACGGCCACCGTCCAGATAAAGGTGGTGCCGAGCAGTCCCGCTTCGATGTGCGCCAGCACGCCGCTGCGATTGCGGATACGCAGCGTGTACGTCACACCCAGTTCTGGCCCGATATCGCCCTCGTCTTGCTGAACGAGGTAGGCTGTCTGCTGCGTGCGGTCGCGGTGGGCCCACGCGACGGTGAGATCACCGGCTACCACGGCAGGCTCGGTCTGGCCGTTGAGACGGATGCGACCGGGGGGATACGGCAAGGCCTGCCGACCAATCAGCACCATCGGTTGCCCATTGGCGGCCAGCACAGGATCGCCCTGATCGGTCGATGTGCGAGGAATCGCACCCACGAACACCGATTCGCCCGGGGCGCGCTCCGCACCTTCGGATGCCAGCCATTCACCGACACCGATCAGCCGAGTCCCCGATGCATGTGCCTGAGGTGTGGTGTCGAGCACGCCACGTGCGAGATCGATGGTTGCGTTTGCAGCATCGAAGGCCAGGACAGCGACGGCCTCTGCAATCGCCCCACTGGCATCCACCAGATAGGCGTAGTCTCCCTCGGCCAGCCGCTCTGGTTGGCTGATGGCGGTCACCGGTACGCCGATGGCATCGGCCTCGCTGGCAGGCAAGTTCGCATTCAGCGTCAGCAGCGGCGCGTAGTCCTCGCCCACGACGGCTGCGAGGTCGCCGCCGGATGAGCCGGTTGCCAGTTGCCAATTCAGTTGCCCGGTGCCACCGGCGGCGGCCAGCGCACCGAGATAGGTGTCCGTGTCGGTCAGGTAGGCCAGATCTGCGCGCGACAAGCGCCGGGCCAATTCCCAATAAGGCACCTCGACGGCCAGCAACAATGCGGGCGGCAAAGGCTCGATGGTCGGCTCTTCGACGTGCGGGGGCGGGGGCGACAACACGGTGTTGCTCATCCCGAACACATCTTCCATCGCTTCGATGCGCCATTCCGCCGCGCCCAACGTTCCGGTGTCGATGCCGGTGACGCGCACCACCATCTGATCCACACCCAAGCGCGGCCAGTTCAGCAGGAACACATCGCCCGGCAGCGGCGCACGTTCCAGCCCATTGTCACCATTGTGGCGTGCCACGGTCAGACTCATCCGGGCCAGCGGCGAACCCAAGGCGCGCAGGTCACGCAAGGCAAGCCGGGCAGCCAGCGGCCCGTAGTTGACGCCTGGGTAATCGCGGCGCTGATTGATCACGCCGCCTTGCAACTGGATGGCGGCAAGATTTTCGACTGTGACCGTCGCATCACCGCCGGTTTGCCAATCGGTGTAGACCACGGTCAGTTCATTGGGCAGCTCGCCCCACTGAGCGCGCTCGAAGCGTTCCAGCCGCACGATTTCGTCGGGGCCCAACTGCGGCAGGCTGTCGATCCAGTAGTCGTCGCGCAGCAGTTTCAGCTCAAACGTGCCTTGCTCCGGATCGGTGTAGAGGATGCCGCCGATGTGGTCGATGACCTGGCCGATGAAGCTCTCGATGGGCTGCTGGCGCGTCCAGATCAAATTGAGGCCGAAGCCCTCACTCGACAAAGCCCATGCCGCATTCCAGAAACTCCAGCCGATGGTGCTCTGCGGATAGCCCATGCCCCAGTGCGGATCGGTGAGGCACTGAACCAGGATGTGCGCCGGATTCATGCCGACGCTGATCTCGCGACCCTGATCGGCGTCCCAGGTGCGCACTTCGGCGTTCCACTCCATCCACGGAGAGTCGTGCCAATCTCGGTGCCGCTGGCCACCGTCCCGTTGTCGATCAACTGCTGCCAGTAGATGCCGCGACCCAGTGCCTTGAGCAGCGGGCGATCCTGTTCGGGAGTAAGCACCGGGGTATCGGTGACGGCAATCGGCTGGCTGACGCCTTCCGGTGCGACGATCACCTTCTTGATGCCGCGCTTCTTGAAATGAAACGGCACGAAAGTCGTGATCCGGACACCGCCGCCTTCCAGCGGGTGGCGGCGCTCGTGGGGTTTGCCATCGCCGACCAGCTTCTTGGACGAGCGGTTCATGGGGCCACCTCCATTTCCAACAGCTCGCCCCCAATGCTGTCCGCTTGCAACTCACCGGCCAGCTCCCGCCATCCCGACTCGCGCCAGACGATGTCGACGCCATCGGAGAGGAGCTGGACGCGCTCGATCAGCAGGTTGACCAACCGCACCTGCTCAGCGGGGAACAACTGCTTCCAGACATCCCCGAGGCGGCGCATGGCCAGCACGGTGGTCGGCTCGTCGATCTCCGGATACTTGATGCGCACCGTGTTCCAGACCCCTTGGATGCTTTCGGGCGACTGGAGCGCCCCCACCAGCAGATTCACCACCACTTCCTCGATCTGGTCGGCCGGGATCATCCCGGTGGCGCTGCTGCGGTAGCCGTAGCGGCTGTCCGCCTTGGGGATGTAGTAGCGGTACTTCTTGCCCGAGGGCTTCTTGCTGTAGGTGATGTGGTACTTGCCACCATCAGGGCCGTACATCAGGCCGCGCAACAACGCGTCGGTCTTGTGCCGGGTCTGGGTCTTGCCCATGCGCTGGTGCGCGTCCTCAGACAGGATGTCCTGCACCCGATCCCACAACTGCCGGGTGATGATCGGCTCGTGCTGTCCAGCAAACACAGTCCCCTTGTGGCGGATTTCGCCAACGTAGATCGGATTGCGCAGCACCTTGGAGATGTACTTCTTGTCCATCGGCGTGCCGTTGCGCACGCTGCCGTCCTTCAGCCGGTTGGGCTTGGTGGTGATTCCTTCCAGGGCCATCTCGCGGATGATGTCCGTGATGCAGCGCGTTTCGGTGAAGCGGGTGAAGATGCGCCGGATGGTCTCGGCATCCTTCTCCTCGATGACCAGCTTGCGGTCTTTGACCTCGTAGCCCAGCGGCGTGTAGCCGCCCATCCACAGGCCCTTGCGCTTGCTGGCGGCGATCTTGTCGCGGATGCGTTCGCCGGTGACCTCACGTTCGAACTGCGCGAAGGACAGCAGGATGTTGAGCATCAGCCTGCCCATCGACGTGGTGGTGTTGAACTGCTGCGTGACCGACACGAACGACACCTTGTGGCGCTCGAAGACGTCCACCAGCTTGGCAAAGTCGGTCAGGCTGCGTGTCAGGCGGTCGATCTTGTAGACGACCACGATGTCGATCTGGTCGGCGATGATGTCGGCCATCAGGCGCTTCAAGGCCGGGCGCTCCATGTTGCCGCCCGAGTACCCCCCGTCGTCGTAGTCGTCGCCCACCGGCAACCAACCCTCGGCACGCTGGCTCACGATGTAGGCTTGGCCTGCCTCGCGCTGGGCGTCGAGGGAGTTGAAGGACTGGTCGAGGCGCTCGTCCGTGGAGACGCGGGTGTAGACCGCGCAGCGTTTCTTGGTCACGACGGCGTTCATTTGGCACCTCGCTTCGGTTTGTTCTTGGTGATTCCGAAAAACAGCGGCCCTGACCACTGGGTGCCCGTAATGTGGCGGGCGACTCCCGACAAGCTCTTGAAGCGGCGGCCTTCGTATTCAAAGGAGCCGTCCGCCTGCGCGGTGACGCGGTGTTCGCGGTTGTCGAATTCCCGCACCAGCACCGTGCCGGGAATAACTTGAACTTCAACGCCGCGCTGCGTCTTGATGTTGGATTGAGCTTCGCCAATCCGTGCCATTTGCGTCTGCACGAGCAGCGCGGTGCCCAGCGCCTCCTCCTGAATCTTGTAGGCGACGCGGCCTTCGACATAGGCCCGGTTATGGTGGGGTGGTCGCTGCGGGAAGTACTTGTCCCAAACCGTCCACAAATCTTTCATGGCCAGTTTGGGCAGATTGGCGATTTGCGCGGCCAGAGAGGGTGGTGTTATTGGTGCGTTCACTTGAAAACTCCTTCTGTAGAGGGGTTTGTATGAACGCGCTCGGGTGCCGAGAAGCCAAGTGGAATATCGCTGTCTTGTGGACGCGTGGAATGCAAGCGCGCGATGGCGGCCGCGATGATTTCTGCGGCCTCGCGTGCCCGTTGTCGCGGGGACATCAATTCAGGAAGTGTTTGTTCGACGGTCATTTCGGTAGCCAGTAAAGTTGTCAGACCGTTACGAAGAATATGCACACAGGGCGGTCGGGGTATCCCGTTTCAGCGTGCATCAGATAGGGAGAGCGAGATTTCGAAGAGATTTTTCTGGGCGACGTTGATCGCCCTGGCGGCGTGGAGTGCCAGTGCGGAGACCATCACGGGTCGAGTGGTTGGCTTGGCCGACGGCGACACGGTCACCGTCCTCGATCCGGATAGGACGCAGCACAAGATTCCGGGTGGCTGGGATCGATGCGCCGGAGAAGAAGCAGGCATTCGGGCAGCGATCCAAGGCGTCGATGTCCGACCTCGTGTTCGGCAAAGACGTCGTCGTGATGAGCAGCAAGCGCGACCGCTACGGGCGGCTCGTTGGCAAGGTACTGGTCGCCGACCCCTCCTGCACTGCACGCATGTGTCCGAAGACGCTGGACGCAGAGCTGGCACAGATCACAACCGGGATGGCTTGGTGGTACCGCCAGTACGCACGGGAGCAGTCCGCCGAGGATGCCGGTGCCTACGAATTCGCTGAGCAGGAGGCGCGCGGCCGCCACACCGGGCTGTGGCGCGATGCCGATCCGATAGCCCCTTGGGACTGGCGTCGCTCCTCGCGCCCGTAGTCAGGCCAGAGATTTTCTGCGTTGGGTCGCCTCCATTGACCTGATGTTCATCAGGTCATATATTGTGCAAATCGGCGAGGAGCAATGCCATGAGCAAGCGAAAGACCGAAGGCATTACAGAGCCGCAGGCAAGAACGCTGAGGGCGATTTGCCAAATCCTCGACAACACGGGCCTGCCGCCCACCGTCAAGGAATTGGCCGAAGCGTTGGGTATCAGCCACGCCAGCGCTCATGAACAAATCGCGCAGTTGGTACGCAAGGGGTATTTGAGGAAAGAAGACAAAAAGGCACGGAGCATCGTGATCGTGAAGCGCAACGAATGACCGCGATGCTTTGATTTCAACAAGGGGAATCCTGGATGGGGCACGTTCGGCTCGGGGTACTGCCAAGAACGAAGGCGTGGAAGGAGGTCGTCGAACTGATCGCCGCCGGTGCTGACGTCTCCCAAATCGCCAATGCCACCATCACGGCGGCCGAAAAGGCCTTCTCCTTCGTGATGGACGATGTGGGCTACACCGAGGCCGTTTGGCTGATGACCCAGATGGCCATTGCCGCCAAGAAGCCCGATATCCACCAGCACCTTGCGGCAGCGGGCATCCATCTACCTGCCGACCCCTCCCTCATCGATGTGACCACGGCGATCACCGAAGCACTTGATCGGCGCGTAGAGGGCAATGGCCAGCGATCCGACCTCGGAGGCCTTGCCAATCGGGCCATCGTCGGTGCCGTCAACGATGTCCTCGCACCCAAACTGCAATCACTCTTTTCGTCCGACCCAGACACGATGCGGGCGGCGCTCGCAGACTTGGGAAAGCCGAAGGAGTTTGGCGACTTCTCCCGGCGATTCTTTGCCCGGCTGGCCAATGAAGGACTGCAATATTTCCTGAGCAAGGTCGTGAACACCCAGCTTGGCGATGGAATGCGCTTTGCGACGATGAATCAGTCGGCCCAGTTCAATGCGGCTCTGGAGACCCACACCCGAGAGGCGTCGGTCATCGTCGAGAAGTTTTCAAGCGAGTGGTTCTCAAAGCACCGATTTCATGAGGGCGGTGACATTTCCAGAAAGTCGTCGGACGGATTCGCAGGCTACGCGCTGAAAAAGATGAAGGACGAGTTGAAAGCGGGGGCGCGCAGCGATGCAAGGTAAGCGATACGTTCTGTGCGGCAACGCGTCCGCAAAAGGCATCAGCGAAGATCCCTCGCGCGATCTGCGGCTGCGGCTCTCCGGCAAGGCCGGGCACGGCAACATCACCCTGCGGATCGAGGATGTCCACACCAAAATGTTTCGTGGCGTGCCACCGCTATTCCATGACCTGCTGGAGATCGCCACCTACGTCTACAGCGCCGATCAGGTGGTCAGACGTGGCGCGGACGATGTCGACACCTTTGGTGATGGGTGGCGGCGCGACCTGCACTTCGTGATTCCGGTGCGCAATCCCGATTTTTGGAACAGTGCGGAGGTGCAGGAGACGCTGTGCTCGACGCTCAGCTTCCTGTCCGACGACCAGTACCAGTTTGATTTCGTCAAACTCGACCAGGATCATCAGTTCCAGGAGTACCTCGAGTTCAACGACACACAGCAGATATACGGGATGCCGGAGCAGGTGGTGATGTTCTCCGGCGGCCTGGATTCTTTGGCGGGAGCCATCGATGAGGTTGTGAACCAGAAGCGGCGCGTGCTCCTGGTCACCCACAAGTCGACCTCCAAGCTCAACAAACGTCACCGCACCCTGGAAGAGATGCTGGCCCAGAAAGCGGGCGACAACGTGCCGCACCGCATTACCGTTCGCGTCCACAAGACCAAAGAACTGAACCACGAGTACACCCAGCGCAGCCGGTCGTTCCTGTACGTCTCCATCGGCGCGACGATTGCCCGGATGCTCAACCTCAAGAGTGTCCGCTTCTACGAGAACGGCGTGATCAGCCTGAACCTGCCGGTGTGCGCCCAAGTGGTCGGTGGCCGCGCAACCCGGACGACGCATCCCAGGGTGATGAGGGGCTTCCAGGACATCGTCTCGCTGGTAGCGGGCGAGCCTTTCACCATCGAGAACCCGTACATCTGGAAAACCAAAGCTGACGTCGTCAAGGTCATCACGGACGCTGGTTGCCACGACCTGATCAAGCATTCGATGACCTGCACCCACACCTGGGAGATGACGAACCAGCACACCCACTGCGGAGGCTGCTCGCAATGCATCGACCGCCGATTTGCTGTTCTCGCTGCCAAGGCTGACCAGCACGACCCGGCCGAACACTACAAGTTCGACGTGTTCACCCAGAGCCGCGATGCCCAAGATCAGAAGAAGAACGTGGACAAGATCATGGCGGCAGCCTATCTGGAGCGAGCCAATCAGGTGAAAGGCCTCACGGACGTGGCGCAGTTCGTCACCAGCTACCCCGACGTGGGCCGGGTCTTCAAGTATCTGAACTACGACAAAGCTGGGCAGGCTGCACAGCGGGTGTTCGATCTCTACAAGCGACATGCCAACGAGGTGATGGGGGCATTGGATGATCTGCTCAGTCGCTACAGCAAGGAGATTCGTGAACGCACGCTCCCAGGCGACTGCCTGCTTCGGACGGCCTATGAGTCCGGTTCGGTGGTCTCGATGCCCGCCGTGGTCTCGGCCGAGAAGCTGCCAGACAACATCTTCCGAAAGCGCGGTGGTGTCTGGGAGGCACGGTTTCAAGGTCGGGGACGACACACCATCCTGATCCAGGGCGTGGACAAGGGGGCCGAGTACATCAACCTGTTGCTGGCGTTCCCGGATCGAGAGACATCGGTCTATGAGATTGCTGTTGGAAGCGCGGCCAACGCCATTGATCTACCTGCCAACACCGGGGTGGCACCGGAAGATATTGAGGAGGGCTTCCAAGTGACCCAAGGCGTTCCTCTGGGCGATGCGGGAGAAGTCGCAGACAGGCAAGCCCTCCGCGAGTGGCAGCAGCGAGCCCGCGAGCTGCTGGGCGAGATTGAGGAGGCGCGCGATGCCGGTGACCACGCTCGCATTGAGGAGATCGAGGAGGAAATGGCTTTCCTGACCAAGGCGATGGAAGGTGGCAAAGGCCTCGGAGGGCGGCAACGCAAGGCCGGGGACAAGCGGAAGAACGTCCGGGACGCCTTCCGCAACGCCGTCGACCGTGCCATCAAGCAGATTGCGAAGTACGACAAGCCGCTGGCAGAACACCTAGACAACAGCATCAAGCGTGGCGACGTGGTGGGCTACCGACCCGAGTCGCCGATCACCTGGGATGTTCGGCCCATCGTGAACGGGTAGCCTGTTCCAGGGTCGGGTCGCCTGCGCGAAGGTGGCTTCCGTGACGAACAAGCAGCCGGAAACCCGCGCCAGTGCTGGGTCAGGTGCGGAGTCCTCCTCCGCAGAAACAGAGAATGGGCGGGAACTGAGAACGAAAAACCGCCCGACACGGGGCTGTCCGGGGCGGCGGCGTCCGTCGCAGCAAGGCCCGAACCCACGCCAACACTGGGGGGGGACAGGCGAAAAAAAACCAACCGAGAACGGTTGGTTTTTTGAATAGTGGTGGAGCTGGCGGGATTTGAACCCGCGTCCGCAAGCCTTCTTCGAGCAGTTCTACATGTGTAGTCGTCTGTTTTGGGTCTTGCTCTGTGAACCGCGCAGCGACACGCTGAACACCAAGCCAGCAACCTATGATCTTGCTGCCGGGCAAGTTGCCCGCCCGACCGCCAGCCTATGTGAATTCCCTTGCAGTCAGGACAGCTTTGCAGCCACCCTCACCCAGCCCATGGGCCAACTGTTGCAAGGCTCGCCGGTTTAA